CAAATCAAAAGCCACTCGACAAGTAACAGCCAAATTACCCCTTTTAATAGCTTCTCTTTCTATTTCATCAGTCATCATCAAGGCTCTGTGCCATCTCCTCGCATCTTCTTGAACACATATTTGAAATATTTTAGCAGATTCATTTCCAAACGAAGCATAACAATATCCAGTTCTATCTCCATTATCTTCTGTGATTAAAATTCTTGAATATTTCCACCGCTCTTGCCCTGCAATCATTCTCTTTTCCAAAATGCTCTTATAAGCGACTTGCGGAATAAATCCGAGCGCATTCCCTTCTTTTTTCCTTAGACTGTCGATATATAACCAATCATCTGGCCTTCCGTCTCTTAAAATCGTTTCACATAAAATTGACACTTTCTCAGCCTCCTTTCAGCCCAATACGGCCAGTCAAGTTCATAGACGACTTCAGCATCCCTGCCAGCGTGAAGTCTCCACGTCTTACCGTCAAATGAGGGTACTAGCCCGGCTTGCCACAGGTCAATACACGGCTGAAAGGGATTCTCGCCTTCTTCATGCTGTATGTATTCCCATTTCTTTATCTTCGGGAATAGAGATGTTATATAAGCCCAAGTTGCTCCCCAAACTGATTCCCTGATCGAAATTCCAACCGAATCCCAAACCGAATCCCAAACCGAATTCCAAACCGAATCCCAAACCGAATTCCAGACCGAATTCCAGACCGAGGCTTTAACCGAAGCCCTGACTGAAGTCCTGACCAAAGCTTCAATTGGAATCCAGTCTTTTAGTAACTGTATATGTTTCGCTCGTATGCGAGGAGGCTTAATTTTAAATGGATTAGTCGGAAACAGAACTTCAGACAATCTGTAGCCAACCTTATCCTCATAACTCATAGCCAGCCTCTTTAACTCTGAATAAGGCATATATCTAACGAGTTTCAAATACTCATACCTGCGCTTGAACTCATCAAATTCTACTCGTCTGCCCCAGACTTCACATTCGTAAACTCTGTACCCTTTCCGCCAGGAGTATAGTAGTCCGTCAATATCAACCGCGTATAGGCCACGAGAATAGTCAACAGACTTGTCCATATCAATATCAGGGCAGTGATAGATTTCACCGATCTTATACTTAAAATTCTGATAAGGACTTGTAAGTCCTTTGAGGACTTTATAAAGCTTTAATTTCTCCATCTTAACCTCTCGGATCATTTACTGTCACTTGTTTATTTTTGACTCCAGTCTTTCAAATTCGGATTTTCCTCCAGGGCTATTGCTATGGCCAGGGCGCTCCATATGTCTGTTTTAACCCCTTCCAGTTTCTCGCCTTTTCTTGCTTCCCCGTATCTTTGTCGAATCGCCTGCCGTACATCAGCATCCGTTTTGCAACCGCCGAGGGCTGATTTAATCATCGTTCTTGTATAAAGCCTTGTTTCGATAGGACTTCTTTCGCAAAAAACTCCAATCCATAATATCGTCTCAAAGATTGATCTGCCGACAGCATATCCATACGCTTGAATCATTTCAATTGCCGTCAAATCAACTTTTTTGGCATTGAAATCAATCAAAGATAATATCTGCTCGTTTTTTAAAATGCCTTTTGACGGAAAATATTCTACTGGAATAAAATCATGCTTCTCACAATCCCAGAAAGCATATGCGCTTTCGGTTGGCCCAGGATCAATAGCCAGCAGTTTCATTTTCTTCTTCTCCTTCCCTTAGTTTTGACGCCTTTTTCCTTATGGCGTTGGGTGTATGGGGCTGGCTCAGAAGCTTTCTTACTTCTCTGGCTGGCTTTCTGCACTGGATATAGTGCTTTCTCACAAGCTCCTCGTCTTCTTCAGTCCATTGATAATGCCTGCAGGGCCCTCTTGGGCTTTTTACCGGTTTGGAGTTTATCTTTCCGCCTTTATCGTTTATAATTGCAACTCTTTTCCCCCGCCATTTTCGCCAGCGAACAGTTAGAGGTCTTTTTCTCAAAACCTCCATGCTTTTTCTGAATTCAGCAACGGCGATTTCACTTGTATTTTCCATTACTCTTCTCGATTCTCTTCCTGGCATTCAGGCGCCTCGCTATTGCAAGCCCCATGCAAACGGCATCAGATATATTCTGAGATAACTTTTTGCCTGTAAAAACCTTTGCTTGGAATGTAGAGGCTCTTTTTCTTTGCTCCCTGTCGGCTCTTTTGGGAATATTTAAAGCCGACTGCCAAACTGAGGGCTTTACCACAAGGCAATTCACCCCAAGAGTGCGGTTGTTTTTCCTGATAGCCCACAGCATTTCAAGCCCGCCCCGGAGCGCCGCAAGCTTTATTAGAGAGTCCACGTTTTTATCAAGATACTGATCCTCAATAACCAAATAATCAGCAGCTTCCATCCGGTCTCCGAGCAGAGAAATATAGAACCGGTAGCTTGTCTTGACATCACCGAACAACAACACTTTCTCGGTTTCCAGGTTAATCAGTGCCCAGCCTGTCGTCTGGCCGGGGTCAATACTAAGAAGAATGCCTTTCATCTCTCTTCCCCTCTAAAACGCTCTAAATTTGTGAATTTTGTAAATTCTTTTTGAAAATAGAGGTCTATGCTTCCAACCGGGCCGTTGCGGTTCTTGGCTATCATAATCTCAGTCAGTCCCTCGCTTTCTTCTATGCCTGCACGTTCGGGCTGAAAAAGAAAAATCACCTGGTCGGCATCCTGTTCAATTGCCCCTGACTCACGAAGGTCAGACAGTCTCGGTTTCTGATCCTGCCTTGCTTCCACAGCCCGGGAAAGCTGGCTGACCGCCATCACCGGCACATCGAGTTCTTTTGCCAGAGCCTTTAAAGACCGGCTTATTCGACTTACTTCTTCTTGCCTGTTCTTCTCGCTCTTGCCGGTTGTCATCAGCTGAAGGTAGTCGATAATGAACAGACCGATTTTTTCGGCTTTAAATATCCGACGGGCTTTTGCCCTGACTTCTGTCGGAGAGATTGAAGTCGAATCGTCAACAAATATCGGCGCGCTGTAAAGTTCATTTGCTCCTTTGGTTATCTTTATCCAGTCCGTCTCTGAAAGCCTGGCTATTCTGATATTTCTCAGGCTCACGCCCGCCTCTGCGCATATCAGCCGCTGAATAACCTGTTGTTTGCTCATTTCAAGGCTGAAAACAGCAACGGGTACTCTGGCCGGATGTCCAAGAGTGATACCGGCTATATTCGCAGCTAAATTCAAGCAAAAGGCTGTTTTCCCCATGCTCGGCCTGCCAGCCACAACAATAAAATCCGAGTTTTGCAAGCCGCCTAAAAAATTATCGAGATCTTTAAAGCCTGTCGGCAAGCCCAGGATGTCGCCGCCCTCCTTGCATCTTTTGTCAAGGTCATCCATCATTTCGTGTATCATTGGGCTGACCGGAGTGAAATCACTTTTTATTTTGTTCTGCTGGATTTGTAAAATTTTCTCCTCTGCACGATCCACAAAAGCATCAATGTCTTCAACCGGCTGGTAGGCCTCCTCGATTATTTCTGTGCATCGAACTATCATTTGTCGCAAGATATGTTTTTCCCTGACTATCGCTGAATGAAAACCTATGTTTTCCGCTGTCGGCACGGCTGTGGCAATCTCATAAATGAAAGGCAATCCACCAACCTCTTCCAGAGTACTATCCTTCTTTAACTGCTCGGTAAGAGTAACCGGATCAACCTCGGAATTTTTTTCGTACAGCCCAAGAACGGCCTTGAAAATTTCCCGGTGAGCATTCAGATAGAAAAATTCCTCTTTCAAATTCTCCGCAGCATAAGCAATTGCATCCCTGCTTATTAGCATTGCAGCCAGAACAGAGGCTTCTGCATCCGCTGACTGGGGCATTTTTCTTTCAAATTCCCGCCTCATCTCGAACTCTCCTTATCGGTTTTCTTTTGCGGTTTCTCTTTCTCGGCAATCCGAGCCTGTCAGCCATTCTGTAAATTGCCCTGACCGAATAATCTCCACTCAAAAGCGGCTGAATTTCTTTGGCCTTAAGTTGCATCCAGTTTTTTCTTAAAATTCCCTTGTCCCCGCTAGGCCACCTGCCGAAATAATGCGCGCCGCCGTTTATCACCGTAAACCGCTTGCCCCAGCGTCTGTATCTGGTTATTATCAAAGGGGCGGTCGTTAGCCTTGAAAACTCAGCCTTGAATTCAAGACGGCCTATGTCTGCCGCTTCGGCGGCCTCCATCCGCATCTCGGGCACCTGTCCGTTTCGTTTAAATTGATAATCTCCTTGCAGTACGGCTTATCGGGATTAGCGCATCTTATAAGATTCGGCTTTTTACCGTTTTTTGTTTCTATTTCGCTTTCCCATTCCTTGCCGTTTAACCAGGTTGACGGATGTTTTGTATATTGGTCGTTTTTCAAAATCATTCCTGCCTCTTTTTGCTTTTCTACTGCTGTCATAATTTTTTCAAAAAGCTCTTTGTCTGGGTTTAGTTTTTTCCAGGTTTTCTCAGCCTGTCCCTTTCCTCTTTTTCTTGGATATGCAGCATAAAATTTCTCAAATAACTTCCGCTGCTTAATTGTCAGAATATCTTTTGCTTTTAAAGGCTTTCCTTTCTTTTCTGGTTCTTCTGGTGGTTCAAGTTTGAATTCTTCCTTTTCTTTCTTTTTATATTTTCTTTCTTTTATATTTTCTTTTGTACTAGTTTCTTTTGTACTAGTTTCTTTAGGCCTTTGTAACCCCTTAGAATCTAAACCATTTGCGTGATTTTCCGTTATCGTTTTTGATAACGGTTCATTATCGTTTTTGATAACGCTCATTATCGTTTTTGATAACGTTATCGTTTTTGATAACGTTCTCCAACCCTCGTAATTCTTGTTAATTCCATAACTTGCAACACCGGCGTTATCGTTTTTGATAACGCTCATTATCGTTTTTGATAACGGTTTCCGTCTAACTATAATTAAATTCATACTTTGCAACGTATTAATTGCTCGGCACACGTTAGGCTTCTTTAATCCGGTTTTTTCAACGAATTGCGAAAGAGAAATAAAGTCTTCTTTTTTATTCCAGCCATAAGTTTGTCTGAAAATAACATCTAAAACTTGTCTTGCTTCTCCTGGTATTCTGATCCTGCATAAAGCTTCCATTAATTCGTTTGGAATTTTCGTGAAACCATTCTCGCATTGTGGGCTTGCCATGTCTTTTTTCCTTTTCCATTTTGCCTTTATTGGATTTTTTCAGGGCGGTACGGGAGCACATTTGATAGGTAACATGAGTGCCTTCCAGCTTAGGGGTTCCTATAAGTAAGGGAAAGGGAAAGGAATGTGCTCCCGTGCCTTTGTCTTCTTTTTTTACGGTGGCCGGGCAATCAGATTTCCCGCCTTTCAGTGCCCGGCCACCTATTTAAAGCCGTTGGAAGATTTGTTGATTCCACTGTGTTATCTTATAAGGGCACCTCCTTTCTTTTATCCTAACTTCTTCTGTACCGCAGTTAAGCGGCCTTCAAGTTTTTTTATTCTTATTATCAGGTCTTCAAGCTGTTGCTTCGCTTTATCAACCGACAGGGGTTCTTTAAGCTTTTTCTTCTGAAGTTTTTTAAGCTCCTTTTTAATCTCTGCCAAGCTCGCATCCCTTTCCGACCGCTTTCTCTCCGCAGCGGAAATATCATAAGCCAGTCGCTCAATTTTCCGCTCCGCCCTTCTGATTAAATCAATTGATTCGCTTTTGTGCTGATTCAGGGCGATGGCGGTTTTTTCATAGTTCTTCTTGCATAATGCCTTTTTTCTTTCCGCTTTGATTAATCTTTCCTCCGCCCTCTTGTTGTCTCCGCTCAAATCGGCAAGCTCGCTGAAAACGGCTTGGCATTTTTCGCATAGCTTGGATCGGACATCCTTGATAGCCTTAAAGGCGGCGGCTTTTGTTACCAGCCCCACGCATTTATTTCTGGCGGCTTGGTAATCCTCGCCAGCCCTGTTTAAAGCTTCTTTTGCCTTGCTATAGTTTTCTTCCAGCCTCCTTTGAGCGATCGCCCTTTCGTTTTTCAGCTTATTAAGTTCTTTTTCCAGACAGTTTGACTGCTCTCTTAAATCATCTGCATCCGGCAATGCGCTGTAGTCCTGAAGCGTCCGCAGCTTTACTGTCAAATTATTAATCCGGTTTTCTCGCTCCTTTATTGACATTGCCAGGGCCTCGCTCCTGCCGATTTCGGAAAAAAGCTCGTCTCTTTCTTTGCGCAGGCAGGAGAGTTCTTCCTTTAGTGCTTTTAAATCAGATGTTGCTCGATTAGCCATTTTCGTCTCCTTGTTTAAGCATCGCCAAGCCTTTTGAGCTGGTTATAAACTTCTTCGGCCTGGGTTTCGTTCAAATTGGTATATAATTTCACGTTAAAACCAAGATTGTTTGCCAGGGCGGCTATCTTCTCCGGGCCGATATTAGAGGCAATTTCCCGAAGTTTCCTTTTGTATTCACCCGGTTCTTTCTCCGCCTGCCTGTCGGCAGACACGGCTTTTTGAGTTTTTTGACCGCTTGCTTTCTCCGTCTCTTCCTCCGGTTGTTGCCCCTGGTCTTGTTCTTTTTCCCACTTTTCGTTCAGCTTCTCGCTTAACCGCTTTGTCCGTTCGCCATCGCCTTCAACTTCCACAACTTCAGCGTTTTCAAAACCCATTGCCCTGTTGTCGTACTCAATCGCCCTGAACACTCTTTCATCAACTTCAAGCGGTAACCACTTGCAAAGTCTCTTGGATACCGTCTTGCGAGCCATTTCCCCCCACCATCTTTTCCATGCCGGGCTGTCGGGCGCTTTGCTGGATTTACGCACTTCCTCTATTTCGGCAAGTCGCATTATCTCAAATCTTTCTTCGCCGGTATTAAGCCGGGCGATTGCATAAGCGCCGATAGGCCTGCCCGGTTCTTCGCCTAAGGCGGCGGCTTCATGGACAATTCTTCTGTCCGTACCTCTGAAAACCTGAAACTTGTCGTTCTCATAAATCAGCACTGCATCAAACCAGGCTATTCTGCCCGAACGATGAACAAGATTAAGAAGGCCGATATAAGATGGCATGAATCTGGCTTCCAATTCGCCTCTTTTATTTTTAAAGTTAATCATGTATGCGAGCTTCAATGCGGGCAGTAGAGAAAGGCCAAGTTCACAGGACTGCATAACAGATCTGACAAGACTCTCTTTTGTGCATCCGTGGATTTCTGGATTTGAGGCATAGTATATTGCCGCAGCCGTTATGAAACGGCCAACATCTTTCCTGCTGTATTGCTTTGGAAGGTTCTCGGCAAATCTTTCTTGATAGTTTACCAGCAATTCTTTAACGTCTGTGTTACTTTTAACTACCGTTATCTCAGTCATTTTGTAACTCCCCACAATGATATTTATAGAGATATTCACAGGATTTACAAATAATGTTTGGCGGTAATTTAAAATTCTTTAAAACATCTCTTGTAATAAGATTGATTGTTTCCTTTGATCCAATACTGCCACAATAAGTTTTGAATTTTAATTCAAAATTCAGCTGATAATCTATTGAAGAATAACGGATATTTTCAATTAGTATTCTATCGATGATATGTATTTTCATTTCTTCTCCACCCTTTTAATCCGGGGAACTCGGAATGTTGTTTTGCTTGCCACCTCTGAATAAATTTCAGGATATTTGCTTTTCAAAAGTTTTCGGTCAATTCTGTCCGCCCCCCGCTGTTTTAAATAAGTAAGCACTGAGCCGTCCGGCAGCCTTGCGCCCTCGGCATCACCGAGAAGCTCGATGAGTTCTGCAAGAGCTTCTTTTTCGCTTTTCTCAGCCGCAAGCCTTGTCTCCCTTTTTGCAAGCCAGTTTTTAATTTTTGAATCATCAGACAAATCAATTGTTTTCTTAGGTTCTCGCTGGAGATTTCTCAGGATTTCGATATTCGGGGGCTCTGAGTGCGGCGGCGGGGTTTTTGTCTCAACATACTTTTCCCACCATTCAATGCCGAGTTTAACTATCTGCCTGATTACCTTATCATCACGGTTGATTTTATACAGGCGCATGTTCAGGCGTCCGAAGGCGGGGAGCAGAACGGGGATATAAACCATTTCAAGGTCTGCCGCGTACATCTGATGATGGCACTGGAGGGCAACATAATCCGGCACCTGATCTGTTTCCTCTTCCTCTCCCCAGCCTTCCCACATTGAAGTCGTTTTGGCCTCATAACCGATAGGCAGAAATTCTTTTCTCTTCCTGCCGTTCTCGCTGATATAATGAAAGGCAAGTCCGTCAAGATTTGCCCCGAAAACGCCCTTTGCCCGGAATTGATTGCATTGTATTCTGAGATCAAGCTTCGGATGGATTTTTCTTGTTTTGTCCTGGGCGAATTGAATCAGCCCGCGCTCAAGATAATTGCCTCTGGCTATGAAATCCGGCTTCTCTTTATCGCTTTTTTCCAGGCCATAAACCTTTAGATTCCATATATCAATCGGGGTCTGAAAGGGGGAAAGCCCTAAAATCGCCGCCATGTCGGAACTGCCTAGATACTTTCTTCTCTGTGAAAGCTGATGTTCTGTTATGCTCATTGTTTCAATCCTCCGGGTTCACAATTATTTCGGTATCAAGCACTTTCATCTTTTGTTCTTCTTCCAGCCTTTCCTTGATTGAATCCGTCAGATCGGAAAGGCTTTGTTTCAAATCTGGAAGCTCAAGGCTGGAGCACTCGGTTTGGCCTGTGAAAGTAATGCAAATCTCCCGGCCCTTGCCGTTGAGTATCGTATTTTCGGTTTTAACTTTTCTGAATCTTTCTCCCCGGATTTCTTCTGCAATTTTCAGGGCGGCTGTTCCGAGGTTGAATTTCAGTTGTGGAAGTTCAAAGGCCGGGAAAAAGTTCTCGCAGTAAACGTTTATTTCAAACCGTCTTTGCCTGATTACGGTCTCGCAATAACAACAACCGTCTTCAAGGTCAAACAGCCTGCCGCACTTCAGGCATATTGTGTAAACAGATGTTTCGGACATCAGATAAGCTCGCTTTTGTTTAGGGCTTTGATTATTTCTTCAAGATGTTTTCGCAGCATCTTTCGGGCGGTTTCATCGGACAATTCGCTAATCGCCGCCCGCATGGCTCCGATTTTATCCAGGAGATCCATCCAGGAATCCCAGGTAAAAACCCTGTCGGGAATGGAACTTTTTTTAGCAACCATCTCCGGCATTTTTAAACCCTTGCTAACCATTAACAATACAGGTACTTCAGTCGCCTTGCCGTGCCTAGCCCAGCCATGCCTTGCCGTGCCCAGCCAGGCCGCGCCTTGTTTCATTTATCTCATCTATCTGCCGACAGGTAGAGCCGAATTGCGCTTTATCTGAAAACTCAAAAGGTGTTTCAATCGCCAAGCCGAGCCATGACCTGCCGAGCCACGCCGCGCCACGCCGGGCCCTGCCACGGTTTTTATTTTCTTTTCGGTTTCGGCATTAATTTCGCAACCTGCGGCTGCGTTAACCGGATATATTCCTGCCTGTCAATATCTTTTGGCAGGAATTTGATCAGCCGCAGAGCCACCGACCGGTCGTTCTGAATTCGAAGCTGGTTCATATGCTCGACTTTCAGACCGTAGCCGATCATTTTGCTGGCTTCCTTTACCAGGGGACTGCCCGGCAGTTTGCCTTCAAAATATTCATTCATAATGTTAACGGCCTTTAATGTAGTCCTGAGAATTCCTTCCCGAAGCTGGCCGTTTTCTTGGTTCTCCATTTTTATCCTCCTTCTAAATTCTTATAAAAAGTACGATTATAAGATATTTCAGTCGC